AGAAAACGGTAAATTTTTTGTTGGCACCAAATCAGTGTTTGCAAAAAATGCAAAATTAAATTATACTGATGAAGATATTGATGAAAATCATCCAAGTGAAGGTCTTAACAAAAAATTGAAACTTGCATTGGCATTTTTGCCGAAGTTGAACATCAAAGGTGTATTGCAAGGTGACATGATGTTCAGTAAGGGTGACATTGAAAAAGAAACAATTGCTGGTGAAGAGTATATTATTTTTCAACCAAATACAATTGTGTATGCTGTACCAGCAAAATCAAAGTTGGCACAAGCAATGATGGCAGCACAAGTTGGCATTGTGTTTCATACATCATATTCAGGTAAGACACTTGAAACAATGAAAGCATCATACAACATTGATATTGGTCGCTTGAGTACAACAAAAGATGTTTGGTTCCGTGATGCTTCGTTTACTGATGCATCTGGTTCGGTCACATTCACCGAAGAAGAAACAGCAACAATTACATCGATACTTTCAAATGCTGGTCGTGTGTTTCAATCAATACCTGCATTGACGTTGAATCGTATCGCTGCATCGGATGTTTTTCTTACACAGATTAAAACATTTAACAATACAAAAGTTCGTGAAGGTAAAAAGATTGCTGATACCAGAATTCATACACAAGAACTAATCAACTATGTTGAAGCAAAACTGAACAAAGAAATTTTGGCAGCAAAGAAAGAAGATACAAAACAAAAGCGAATCAAAGAAAAGAATGAGGTGATACGTTTTTATCGTTCAAATGCAATTCAACTAAAGATGATATTTGATCTGATGAATCTAATTGTTGATGCCAAGTTGATGATCATTCGTAAGTTAGAAACTATCAAAAGCATTGGCACATTCGTTCGTACTGATGATGGTTTTCGTATCACAGCACCAGAAGGTTTTGTTGCTGTAGATCATCTTGGTAAAGCATTGAAACTGGTAGATAGATTAGAATTCAGCAGACAAAACTTTAACGCACAAAAGGCATGGGACAAATGAGTTACGACATTAATAAAATTTTAGCAGAGTATGCTGACGATGATTTTGGTTTCAGCACCGTAGATGAGGTTGAGTATCAGGCAGTCATTGCAGAGAAAGACGAAACTGTTGAAGAATATAAACAAAGACTGCAACAAGTAGAAAAGATTATTATGCCTTTTTTGACAAATTTATACAAAACTGCAAGTCAGCCATACATTCATTGGCCCAATCGTGGTCCAATCATTGAGAAACAGATGCAGAAAATTTTGACATTAACAAGAGGATAAAAAAAATACACTTATATTATGTCTACACGTTTTCATTTCAACAATTTAGGTTATTTGATGACTGACATTAGCGATGAATTGTCCGCTATGTTGAACGGTGAAGTTGAGTATATTCAAAAAAACTTTAAGACTGCCACACCATATAATCAATATTTGGCAGGACACATCAAACATGAGTATGAGTTAGTTTCTTCAGTCAAAATGCTCGAAGAATTTGTTTTACCTTTAACGCAAGAATACGATCAATTTTTTGATTACAATTCGAGTGTTAATTTATTGACTGATGATTTACCTATGTGTTTAAAAAATGTTTGGGTTAATTATCAATCAAAGGGTGAATTTAATCCAACACATAACCATGCTGGCGTTTATAGCTTTGTGATATGGCTTAAAATTCCTTATAACATACAAGAAGAATTTAAAGTTTTTAGACACGCAAATGATACTAAAGATAAAATTCCTATGACATCAGCATTTCAGTTTTCGTATGTAAATACCGTTGGACAAATTGCAACTCATCACATTCATGTGGATAAAAATCATGAAAATAAATTGATAATGTTTCCATCAAAAATGATGCACTGTGTTTATCCTTTTTATACATCTGACGAATACAGAATATCTGTGGCAGGAAATGTGGCAATAAAAGCAAGATAGGAGAAAAAATTGATTACCATATCCGATTCGGCTGTAAAGAAAATCAAAACAATTATTGCTGAAGAAGACCCTTCACTCAAACTGCGTGTGTTTGTACAAGGTGGTGGTTGTTCAGGCTTTCAGTATGGTTTTACATTAGAAGAATTGCCAGCGGCAGACGATGATTTAACGTTTGAAAAAGATGGTATCGGTGTTGTTATAGATAGTATGAGTATGCAATACATGAATGAAGCGGAGATTGATTATAAAGAAGATATGATGGGTGCATCATTCACAATCAAAAATCCAAACGTAAAAGCAACTTGTGGTTGCGGCTCATCATTCACGATATGAAAACATTCAGAGATTTTTTAAAGGCAAATAAAGATAGTAGACAGGAGTTTGTGTCGAAAGCAGGTGCTGGTGAATGGGGAAGACCCGAACTGACTGCTAAATATCTTGATGACACTCCAGGCCAAAGTCAACAACAATATAAAAAATACACTTCGAACTGGGCAACAACAGACATAAAATAAATTATTGGAGATATTATGAAGGACGTGATAGTGGGATGCTCGACCAATTACGACTGGTCGAAATTAAAATATTGGGTTAACTCAATCAATGCATCAGGCTTTGAGGGTGATAAAGTTCTGATTCTCATGAACTGCGACAAAGATACCGTACAAAAGGTAACAGACGCAGGCTTCTCAATCATTGCATTCAATCAAGACAAAGACGGTAATCTAACACACCAATCACAACTGATGGTGCATGTTGAACGTTTCATTCACATTTATAAACTACTCAAAGATAATAACTATCGTTATGTAATTACTACTGACGTAAGAGATGTTATCTTCCAAAAGAATCCTGTTACATGGTTAGAAGAAAATCTATCTAAACAAGAGGACTTGGTATTTTCTTCCGAGAGCATGAAGTACAAAGATGAGCCATGGGGTCGTGAAAATATCACACAGTGTTATGGTCAAGGCATCTATGATGAATTTAAGAACAATACGATCTTTAATGTCGGTGTTCTTGCTGGTCGTGGTTATGCAATGAGGGATTTAACTTTGCAGTTGTTTCTAAACTGTATCAATAGACCAATACCAATTGTTGATCAGGCAGTATTCAATGTAATGATTTCGAGACATCCATATATTAATTCGTCGATGTATACCGAATCAGAATACGGTTGGGCTTGTCAACTTGGAACAACTGCCGATCCAAGTAAGATCGAACAGTTTAGACCACATCTATTAGAACCATCACCGAAATTAGAAGGCGATAAGGTTGTAACTTCAGCGGGAATAGAGTATACTATTGTACATCAGTATGATCGTGTGCCAGAATGGCGTAAAGTGATTGAGGCAAAATATGACGACAAATAAAATAAAAGAATTATTTTGGGAATTAGATAAGCCATCTACCAAATGGTCAGGTTACTTTGATGTTTATGAAAGACATCTAAAAAAGTTTGTAGGTAAAGCACCACGCATACTTGAAATTGGTGTGCTTGGTGGAGGCTCTATTGAACTTTGGTTAAAATACTTTGGTCAAAATACTTCAGTCACAGCTATTGATATTAATCAAGAATGTTTAAAATATGAATATGATGGTGATGTAAAAATTATCATGGGTAATCAGGGTGACCCTGCATTCTGGAATGATTTTCTTCAGACGAATAATCAATTTGATATTGTAATTGATGATGGCTCTCATATAATGGAACATCAAATTACCACAATGAATAAAGTATTTCCACATTTGAAAGAGGGTGGTGTTTATATTTGTGAAGATACTCACACAAGTTATTGGCCACAACCTTGGGGTGGAACGTTTAGAGGGGCGAACACTTTCACTGAACATTCTAAGCGTGTCACTGATATTTTAAATCAACAGCACTTTCAAGGCTCACCAATTTCCGATGAAGCCCTTGCTGTTTATCGCAATCTTTATTCAGTATCTTTTTACAACAGTATGGTTGTCATGGAAAAAGAACATTTAAAAGAATTTGGTATCACAGACAATAAAACTAATGCGGGACGTGAACTATGAGAATAGCATTGTGTATTTCTGGTCAACCACGAATGTGGGAAAAAGGCTATGATTATCATTACAGAAACATCATCAAAGGAAATGATGTCACTGTTTTTCTGCATTCTTGGGAAATGCCTGCTGAACAAATGCAGAAAATATCTTCAAAATATAGTGCTTATAGTTTTAAAACATCACCTAACCCAACGGTTGATTTATCAAAGTACACAAACACACCGCCACCATCACCAAACTGGAAAGTTAAAGATGGTCGATTTGCAACATATTGTCAATTATATGCAATCAAAGAATGTATCAAAACAAAAACTGAATATGAAAAATATTTTGATATGAAGTTTGATTGGGTTATTCGTTCAAGATTTGATTTTGCAATTAATGTTCGCATACCATTTGATACACTAAATCCAAATAAATTGTACATACCAAACTGTCGCATGACGCCGAATCGTGATTTTGGTAATGATCAGTTTGCATTTTCTTCTTCTGAAAATATGAACAAATATGCTGATGCTTACAATCACATTGATGAGTTTTATAATTCTGGTGTACAGTACATGATGGAAGACTTCATGAGTGAAAATTGGAAGAAGCATGGTCTCGTTGGTGAAAATCTTGTGTATTGTGATATCAATCATCCTTTTCCACCAGGTCCTTACAATGGAACATGGCACTCACTTCTACGTGAAGATTTTGATGAATGGCAAAAGTAATAAGAAAACTTATGGGATACTCTAAAAGTGAAGTGCAGATTATGGAACAAGATGGTAACATTTTTGTTCGTAAGTCTGGCGATATTCAACGTAATCTTGAAAGATATGATGTCTTACAACATCTAGATTTACCTATACCCAAAATTCTTGAAGTTGTTGGAAGTTATTATGACATGGAATATATTCCAAATCTTGATATAATAACTTACCTGACAAACAATCAAGTGAGTAATCTGGCTGAGTTTATTGTAGATGTTTTAGATAAACTATCAAAGAATTCTATTGAGGCTGACTTTTCTCAAGTATACTTCAATAAACTAGAACACTTTAGTTTTGGCGCATATGGGTTACCTTTCACTGCTGAAGAACTAATTTCAAAACTACCAAAATTTTTACCAATGTCTGAGTATCATGGTGATTTTACTTTACAAAATATTCTGTACAGCACGAACACGAAGAACTTTGTTTTGATTGACCCACTGACCACAGACTATGCATCATTTGTGTTTGATATAGCCAAGCTAAGACAAGATTTAACATGTAAGTGGTTTATTCGTGGAGGAAACTATTTTTTCGACAGTAAATTAAAAATACTTTATGAGACACTGAGTAAATTTACTCACTATAACAATGATTACTTATTGATATTGATGTTGATTCGAGTTTTACCATACTGCGACACTGTAAATGATCAGAACTTTTTGAGAAGTGAGATATTGAAACTATGGAAATAATTATGCCGTGTGCTGGTCTATCGACCAGATTTCCTGATATGCGACCAAAATATCTGTTGACAGATTATTCTGGTGAAATGATGTTAAAGAAAGCAGCAAAGAACTTTATCGGAAAATATGATATCACTGTCGTATTGTTGAGACAACACGTAGAAAAGTTTGATGCTCTTCGAAAAGTTTCAGAGGCATTTGATGGTCAAGTGCGTATCATTATGTTAGATTTTACAACTTCGGGTCCAGCAGAAACAGTGTATCATGGCATCATACGTGGCAACATTGATTCAGATAGTACAATTCTGATCAAAGATTGTGATGGTTTCTATGATGGAACTATCTGTGAAGGAAATGTTATCTATGTTTCTAAGTTGTCTGATAATCCAAACATAAGAAACGCACCCGCAAAAAGTTATACCATTTCAAATGAACAAGGTATAGTCAGCACAGTAGTTGAAAAGAAAATTGTCAGTAATCATTTCTGTGCTGGTGGTTATCAATTTGAACGTGCTGATGATTTTATTGACACATTTCGTTCATTGTGGAGTACACATAAGGGTGAACCATTTGTATCAAATGTCATTGATAAAATGATTGCGGATGGTAAAGTTTTTGCTGAGTCACCTGTCAACAATTTTATTGATGTTGGCACTGCACAAGATTGGTTTGAATATAACGACAAGCCAACATATTTCTGTGATATCGATGGCACAATTGTAAAGTCTAAAGATGACTACTATGCACCTACAGAACCAATCGAAAATAATGTTCGTGTCTTACTAGAAAAAAAGAAACAAGGTTGTAAAATTATTTTCTGCACGGCAAGAAACAAAAAATATTATACAGTAACTAGAGCATTGTTAGACTATTTTGGTTTTCAAGATTGTGAATTGATTATGGAAGTAAATCATTCAAGAAGAGTAATTATCAATGATTTTGCAACAACAAATCCTTATCCATCAGCAGTTGCAATCAATATATCAAGAGACAGTGACAATTTGAAAGACTATCTATGAATATCATGATTACGGGTGTTGCTGGTGGTATTGGCTCCACACTAGCACTACAACTAACACAAAAAGGTCATAATGTAATTGGTGTTGACAATCTAAACAATGGTTACTACGACAATCTGTTTGATGGCTCTTTGAAAGATGGTGAAAAGGTTTGTAAGTTTTATGAGAGAGATATCAGAGATGATATTTCAATACCTTTGATTCTTGAAGAAGAAAAGATTGATATTGTTATTCATCTTGCAGCAATTACTTCTTTACCAGAAGCAGAAAGTTTTCCACATGAAACGATTGATGTGAATGTTGGTGGCACGGCAGCTATTCTTGATGCGGTTCGTAAATCAAACGTAAAGAGAACTATCATTGCCAGTACGTCAGCAATTTATGAAAATACTCCGATATTACCCTACACTGAAAATCTATCAGTACATCCTAGATTGATGTACCCATTGTCAAAAAAACTAATGGAAGAAGTGATCAAGTCATACAGAGTTAATTATGGTATCGACATTGTAACATTACGTTTCTTCAATGTGTTTGGTCCACGACAGGATGCTCATCGTAAATCACCCCCTTTGATTAATTATATTATAAGATGTTTTGCTGAGAAAGAGCAAGCAACATTCTATTCTGATGGTTCCCAAAAAAGAGATTATGTTTTTGTTGATGACGTTACTGACATGATTACTTTGTGTATGACATCATCAAAAGCAGCAGGTGGAACATTCAATGTCTGCACTGGTACATTAACAACTGTAAAAGACATCATAGGTTATGCAGAAAAAGCATTTGGTAAATTTGATCATAGATTTTTATCAAGTGAAAGATATTGGGGTTCATATAAATTGTTGCACAAAGGACCTTATCCATTAAAACCAGAAGTAATCGCTAAAGAAGTGAACAAATATGCTTTAGGTTCATTTGAAAACGCAAAAGATGTTCTTGGTTGGATTCCAAACACAAATATAGAAGAATTGATGATTAGAACATTCAAAGAAGGTTTAGAGAGACATAAGTTATGAGCATTATTCCAGATCAACACTTATTCATCGTAACATCTGCACTTAACCCAAACATGGGTGTTATCAATCGTGACGACAGATTAAAACAAACGATTGAAGGACTTGAGTCATTAAGAGAAAGATTTCCAGAAGCCATAGTTATTTTGGCAGAAGGTTCACCACAAAAGGTAGAACAGGAAAAAATTAAACAATTGGAAAATCTTGTGAACTTTGTTGCTGATTTTTCAGGCGACAAAGATATTTCACAATTTGCTTCTGTTGGTCGTAAAAGTGAAGCAGAAAATGTATTGATGCTTAAAGTGTTAATGCTCCTAAAAAATGAACCCGGAATGATGCGTATAATGCATTCAGTTAAACGTGTCTACAAACTTTCAGGTCGAACTGTCATCAATAAAGGGTTTGATATCGTAGATCATGATCATTTTGGAAAATATGTTTTCAAGACAAGAATATCAACTTGGCTTGCAGGAGATGCTGCTGGAATTTTTACGGACTTACTGATCACTCGTTTATTTTCTTTTTGCTCAAGTTTGATTGATGATTACATGATTATGTGTCAAAGAAATATAGGCGTAATACGTGACACTGGCGTTGATACTGAACACGCACACTTCTTTAATATTAATTTAGATTATCTTGTAGAACTAGATACAATTCATTGTCAAGGTATCGTAGCCGGAAGCGGTCAGACGGAAATCTACTAAATACTAAATAACAGAAACAACTGCCGCAGAGGTAGGGGGATTATGAAATTTAGAGATTTTCTACGTGAACAAAAGGAAAAGCATGCCGTCCTAGCATTTGGACGCATGAATCCGATTACAAACGGTCACGAAAAACTAGTCAATAAAGTCAAAGAGATTGCTGGTAAAGTCGGCGGTTCTCATCACATCGTCTTGTCACATTCACAGGACGCTAAGAAAAATCCTCTTACAGCAGATCAAAAAGTCAAACACGCTAAACGTGCATTTCCTGGCACAAATTTCGCAGCGGCATCTACCCAAGCACCTACGTTCTTCGATCATGCAGAAGCACTTCACAAGAAAGGTGTAACTCATCTTCACATGGTTGGTGGTTCTGACCGTACAGAAGAATATCACAGATTACTACACAAATACAATGGCACACATGAAGGTGCCCGTTTCAACTTCAAAGAAATCAAAGTACACTCGGCGGGTGAACGTGATCCTGATGCTGAAGGTGTAACTGGCATTTCTGCTTCAAAGATGCGTGAACATGCAAAGAGTGGTGATCTTGATTCATTCAAGAAAGGCGCACCATCATCAATGTCTCATGCACATGTCAAACAAATGTTCAATGATGTACGCAAGGGTATGAGACTGCACGAAGAAATCATTCGTGAAGGTGTACACGATAAAGGAATTTTCAAGGCAGTATTTCTTGGTGGTGGTCCTGGTTCGGGTAAAGACTATGTGTTGAGTAAAACACTAGATGGTCATGGTCTAACAGAAATCAACTCAGATAAAGCATTTGAGTATCTGATGGACAAACAAGGTCTTGATAAAAAGATGCCTGACAATGAAGAAGCACAACGTGAAGTTGTTCGCAAACGTGCAAAGAATGTTACTGAATTGCGTCAGCGTTTAGCATTACATGGTCGCAATGGTGTTATCATCAACGGCACCGGTGATGACCCAGAAAAGTATGCAAGCATTAAAGATATGCTTGAGAAGTTGGGTTACGAAACTCAAATGATTATGGTCAACACCGATGATGAGGTATCAAAGGCAAGAAATGTTGAGCGTGGTCAGCGTGGTGGTCGAACAGTACCAGAAAACATTCGTAAAGAAAAATGGGATTCTGTACAAGCAGCACGACCAATGTTTGGTAAAATGTTTCGTGATGGTTATGTTGAGTTTGATAATTCAGAAGATTTACGTACAGCAGCACCAGAAGTTGTAGATGCAAAAACAAAAGAACTTGAACAAATCTACAAGAACGTGCAGAAGTTTGTTGGTAGACCACCAAAGAACGATCACGCAAAAGGTTGGATTGCCACAGAGTTAGGCAAGAAAGATACAGCACCAATTCGTAAAGATGTGAAGCCACACGCTGCTGCTGGCACACACGATGATATGAATACCATGGGTCTAGAGTATTATGGCTTTGGTCGTTATGGTAAAGATGGTAAAGTTACTCATCGTTCAGTGCATGGTAGTCTTGTACCAGTAGAGAAGATTGCAAAGACTGTCGAAACACATCAAAAGAAACAAGAGAGAGAAATAGGTAAAACTTCTGGTAACAAAGTTGTAGTGAGAACACAACCCAATCGTCATCAACGTGCTAGAGCAGCCAAGAGTGTCAACGAAGCATTTGAAGAATTTATCAATGAAGCAGTTACAGTTACAATCACTGGCGATACAGTAGAAGAAGTCACACGCACAATTCGTTTACTCAAAACAGACGAAGAGAAAATGACTGAACATGAAGAAGTAAACACAATGTCTGATCCAGGTGCATTCAATTTATTGACACTTGGAAGAGGTATGATCAAAGAAGACCTGCGCCAATGGTTTGATCCTAAACATCCCAAGGGTGGTTGGAAGCGAATCAATTCTAAAGGTGAAGCGATTGGTCCTTGTGCCAGAGAGCCTGGTGAAGCGAAGCCAAAGTGTATGTCAAACGAAAAACGTGCAAGTCTTTCAAAGAAAGAACGTGCATCAGCAGTTGCAGCAAAACGCCGTCATGATCCTAACCCAGAACGCAAAGGTGAACCAATTAACGTGTCAAACTTTGGCAAAGGCAAGATTAGTGAAGCGGCATATGAAGGCAACATTGGCATGATGGAAGTGATGAAGTTTCATCAGAAGGCTACACCAGAGCAAAAGAAAAAGTTCAAAGAACATCTGGCAAATAAGAATCACAAAGAAGCATGGAAAATGATTCAACATG